CTTGATTGATTGCAGTAATCAATGTCTGATTCCAATCCTTTTGGTTGTAGTTGACAGAAGCGTTAGACACTCTCTTCCAACCGTTGTAGTCCCATCTTAATGACCAAGCCGCACCTTTTCTTAAGTCTCTCAAAATCTCACGGTCAATCTCTGCTGCAACCTGTTCTGACAACAATGCTGTCAATTCAGCTTCCGCATCGATGTTGTGGAATGCAGAGACGTCTTGTGCGAGTTCTGGTGACCACTGAGCTCTTAACTTTCTTTCTGTAACAGAAACAGTAACAGCTTCTAAGTCAAATGAGACTTCACCGATAGCGTCTTCAAATTCTAACGTTGCATATACTCTGTATGAACCATAGAATGTATCACTATCAGCGATATCACTTCCTGTGTATCCGTCTAATGTTGGTGAGTTAATCGCAACTGGAGTTGAGAAGTCAACTTCCAAGTAGATTTTACCTTCAGCGTCACATACATTGTCGTACTTTCCGCCTGGACCTGGATAAGAACCACTATAGAAAGTAGTTTTTTGTTCTCCACCATAGTTAACGATACCTTTACCGTACTTCTGAGTTACAACTCTGAAGTTCCAGAAGGTACTACTGTTACCTAATCCTGCTACGTCTGAAACTTCTAATGAAGCCAAGAAGTCTTCAGTGTCCATTTCTTGTCCGTCAGGACCGATTAATTTACTAGCACCCGCTGCTGAGAATCCTGTCATCATAAAGATTAAAGACCTTACATTTGCAGTAGCCGCGGTACCTGTACCACCAGTTGCGTAACTTAAAGCAGTTCCTAATGTAACCGCACTTAACGCTCCACCATTCCATATAACAGGAACTAATTCTGGTGTTTGCTCTTCGAAAGCACCCTTCGAGTAATCGAATAAACCAGCTGGGTCTGAATTTGGAGTACTACCTTCGTAAAATTGGTCATACAAGTTTGTGTTGTTAGTATAACCTGAAGTAGTAGTCGATGGTCCGTTTGGTGCTCCAAATGGAGGGATATGCGTTCCATCAGCGTTTCTGTTCTGAATCTTTGGTACAAAGTAGAACAACTTACCGATTGGTAGGTTCATAGCTTGAACTGAGACAATGTCGTTAGCCAATAACTTAGAGAAAACTCTTCTTACGATTGGAAAAACAACAGTCTCGAATGAACCTGAACTGTCAGAAGAAGCTGCTTCGTTTATCAAATATGATGCTTGGTTCTCATATAACTGAGCCATATTTTCTTTAGTGTGGCCTTTAAGACCGTCGAGGAACCCTAATTTGTCCCACTTGTTAATTGTGTCCTCTTTGATAACCTTAAGGTGCTTAAGACCGATGTTACCAACTAGACCTGATTCTAATAATGCTCCCATTTTAATATTTGTTTTAAGGAATTTTTATTTTAATTTACTCATTAAATCTCTCATTCTTAAGAACTGAGGATTTTCATAAGTTTTACTCTCGATAAGATTGTTTGCAGAGCCTTTAGATGGAGTCTTAGAAACTTTTGATTGTACTGATTCAGTAACAACATCTGTTTCCTTTCCACCTAAATCTTCTTTGACTGTCTTATAAAGAGATTTTGATTCTTTAAGAGTCTCGACACCATCGAAACGTCTTAAAATATTTATTTTTTCTTGCTTCGTAGTAGAATGTTCAGTGAACAAACGAGTAGCATAAGCTAAATTAGAATTGAAAACCGCAACTTCGTTAAGTTTGTTTTTGAATACGTTAAGTGCCTTACGGTACTCTTCATTTTTTTCTCTTAACTGTTGTACTTCAGTTTTTAATTCTTTATTTTCTCTAACTGCCGGTCTTAATCTACCCTTAGCATAAGTTCTCACCTCTTCAGGTGCTGACTTAGCGTTTGGATATTTTCTAAGTGACGCGTTAGTTCTAGCCGTTTCGGAGGTTTCACCTTCATTAGATTCATAATCTCTGTGTGACTTAGACTCGTCGCCTTTGTTACCACCGTACTTACCTTCATTAGATTCATAATCTCTGTGTGACTTAGACTCGTCGCCTTTGTTACCACCGTACTTACCTTCAGAAGTTTCTTCTTCTTCCATGTAATCTCTGTGGGACCTAGACTCATCGCCTTTGTTTCCACCATACTTACCTTCGTTAGCTTCGTAATCTCTGTGTGACTTAGACTCATCGCCTTTGTTTCCACCGTAATCACCTTCACTCATTTCTTCTTCGTGAGCATCTTCCTCACCAATCTCAATTTCATAAACAACGTCTTCTTCTGTTTCATCTTCGCCTAAATGGTCACCCATTGATTCAGCGACTTCTTCTTCTTCAGATTCACCTAACTGAATAACATATTCAGAGTCGGTTTCACTATCCGCTAAGTGTACGTCATCACCATCTTGTTTTACGATAATTCCGTCTTCTTCTCCCATAGCCTTAAATACTTTTAAGACTTCGTCGTCAGAAGCTGCGGTTAAATCGAGAGGTAATAGAACTTCTTCTTCATCATCGACTTCTAAGTCGTCACCAGGTAAATCAGTCATTAACATTTCCTCATCACCCAAGTCTAACTCTTCGTCGTTATCAGATTCCATATCGCCACCCATATCAAGACCTAAGTCTTCAAGGGCATCTTCTATGTCGTCTTCTGCATCATCAACTTCAACATCTTCAACGTCAATCTCTTCCTGTTCGGACATTTCAACGTTTTCTTCAGTCTCCATTTCAGACACTTTTTCAACCTCTTCTTCACCGAGAGATTCTTTTACTAATTCACTGATTTCTTCCTTCATAGTAGAAGCAAGTATTCCTTTTGCATTATTAGTTATGGCTTCTTGTAGATTTTCCATCTGCAATAAAGCTTCTTCAACTAGGTTTTTTTTGTCTGCCATATTATTTTTTTGCACAAAAGTTTATTTTACTTATCATATAAATATGTTAAATATGAAAAAAGTGTTTTTTTAATAACTTTAAGCAAAAAAAAATCGGGTATTACCCCGATTTAAAAAAGATTTTTTAAAATAAATTACTCGTAAACCTCATCAATTTTACTTTCAACACAAGCAGTGATTCTCCAATCATAAACGAAATCTTTAAAGTTTGTTGTAACTTTAGACTCAACATCTGTTACGTTATAACCCTTTACGAGTTTCTCCTCTCTGATTTTTTTAATTTTACCTGAGTTTTCATCGGGTAGGTCATACTGAACTTTTGCTACGAAATATTTTTCCTCCATGGTTTTTTATTTAAACGGTTTAATAACCTAAATAATCGGAAAGTCTTTTCATTAAGTCAACACTTTTACCTAAACCACCGTCAATCTTTGGTTCTTGTGCCCTTAATTGAGTCTCTTCTTCTAAACTTTCTTCATACCTACCTTTATCATCTTTATTTAAGAAAAGGTACGCACCTGGTGTAGACGGAGATGAAACTAAATCAAAACAGATTAATTCGAAATCTTCCTGTACTTCATTTCTTTCACCTTTCTTAACCAACGAACCAACACCACGAGAAGAAACCCCCATAGTAACCCCTTGTCTCATTAAGTTAGCTGCTTGGTCACCAGGACAGGATACAATACCCTTTTCATGGAAACCTGGTGAGGTTAATAACTTAATCTTACCCATAAGAGTATTACCTTCCCACCAAACATCAGTTATAAGGTGAGAAACACGGTCTAAATCAATTAAAGACGATTCGGGGTGGTTAAGTTCTGAAATAGATAATCCTTTTTCGATAGCGGTTTTGTAAACATCGGCTTCCCTACGTAAAATCTTTTCGGGATAGACTCTACCGTTTCTGTTTGGGGTATCAAACTTTTGTAATGTTGCGTAAAACTCAAAAGGTTTTGAATGGTCTAATTGTCCGTAAGATTCCTTAATAACTTCAGCGTTACGACTATCGTTAGGATTTACAATCCCCGCGTCCCATTCTACTAAAATTCCCTTACCTAAATCGTTTGGTCCTAAAATCTTCATGTTTTTTCTTTATAAATATGTCAGACCACTTCTTTTGTCGTTTTACTCTTATGTATTTCGAAATATCTCATACCTCGTAAACAGTCTGTATATACTGATTGTATTACTTTTTTAATATTGTTTTTAAGTAAGGGGGACTTAAATTCAAGGTGATTCTTTAGGTATAAAGTGATTTCTAAACTCATAAAACTTCTTTTACCTCTCTGTATACCACTACTCCTCAAATCTAAATCTACGATATTATGTTTTTCAAATATTTCAGGGTTTAATATCTCTAATAAAACGTGTTTAATATTACGCTCCATCATCCCTGTCGCTCTATCCCAATTTTCAAACTCCCTTATGGGTTCTACCCATGACTGTAAAACTATGTATACTGTCTTTAAATTCTTCGCATCTACGGTGCCATAATGACACTTAGCATCACTGAATAATTTTAGTTGTGATGTTTTTCCTTTTTTCATATAAATCCATACTTATAATGTTTATTAGTTTTTATTAAATATACTATACTTGTTGTTATATGTCAAAGACGTATATTTATAGACAAACAATACTGTAAATGCTAATAATTAAGGTAAAAAATAAAAACATTGAATCTGCTTTGAAGAACTATAAATCCAAGGTTTATAAAACTAAGCAACTTAAGAACCTTAATGAAAATAAAGAGTACACCAAAGATTCCGTAAAAAAGAGAGAGGAAAAGAAGAAAGCAATTTACGTGAACAAGAAAAGAAACGACCTTTAACTATTAGAATACCACTGGTCGAAAATATCCAAATTTTTTCTTATCTCAGCGTAACTAACAGTAGTATTGGACCATTTAAGATATTTTCTGTCTGACATTATTCTTCGACTCCTCTATTCCTTGAAAATTTTTCAAGTGTGGTGAATCCTAGTCCG